CATTTGATTGTTTTGGTTGTTCATCTTAAAAAAATAAGAATCACGACATTATGTCGTGATTTTTTGTTTTATGGTATTTATAGAAATAATTCAAACATTATATTTATCAATATGGCAAATGGAAAATTAATTCCATATGTTGTTCCATCTGCCATATTGATAAATATAATGTCTTGGTTATTTCTATAAATACCATAAAACAAAAAATCACGACATTATGTCGTGATTCTTATTTTTTATGATGAACATCCAAAACATGGAAAAAGAGACTCCGCAGAATTTGTCTTTATTGGTTCAATGTGAGGTAATGTTGGTGTTGTTTTTGGTTTGTCCATCTTTGATATGTCCATCGCCAAATGTTTCGCCCCAGTTGATATTGCCTTAGTTCTAATATAATAACATAATGTCTTCAATCCTTTCTGCCAAGCGTGGAAATGTGATGATGTTATTTTTGTTAAGGTGGGATTACCCATATAGATATTCATTGATTGTGATTGGTCAATAAATGGACCTCTATCTGCCGCCATATCAATCAATTCCCTCTGTGATATCTCCCATATTGTTTTGTACTTCTTAATCAAGTGTTCAATTCTTTTAACTTTTTGATTGTACTTTTTATCTTCCGGATCAAGGTGGTTATTGAAGTTAATATTTTGTATCGAACCTTCGTTATATATAATTTCATTTTTCAAATCTTCACCCCATATTCCAAGTTTCTCAAAGTCAGCAATTAGATACTTGTTAACAATCGTAATCTCACCACCAACTACACGTCTATTGAATATTGCGGAATGGGCAGGTTCAGTCATCTCATATGAACCTGTAATCTTGGCGGAACTTGCAACTGGCATCTGAGCTGTAAACAATGAATTACATACACCATATTTGATTACACTATCTTTTAATAGTAACCACGGCCATCTACCTGATAAGTTATCCTCTGTCAATCCCCACATATCAAATTGGAATGTACCTTTTGACATTGGTGACCCTACAAAGAAATCATACGCTTTGTATTCACCACTTTTAACTAATTTATTACTCTCTTTAATCGCAGCATAATAAATTGTTTCAAAGATATCTTTATTAAGTTGTTTTGCCTCAGGTGATGTAAATTCATAATCCATTAGATAGAATACATCCGCTAATCCTTGTGTTCCAATCGCAATTGATCTTTGTTCTCTTCCACCCTTTTCACCTTTTGATGTTGAGTAGTTATTAATATCAATAACCTTGTTCAACGCTCTAACAACCTTTCTTGTTTCTCTATATAACAATTCAAAATCAAATGTACCATCTTTAACAAAGTTCTTTAATACCATTGAAGATAATGTACAGATTGCCGTTGTTTTCTCATCCGTATATTGATAGATTTCATTACAAAGGTTCGATTGTCTAATCACCCCAATGTTTTGATGGTTTGTCTTTTTGTTTGCATTATCTTTAGAACATAGATAAGGAACACCAGTCTCAATTTGAGCCTCAATTACCTTAGTCCACACATCTTGTGCTCTAACTTTTTTACCAATACCTAATTCAACCGCTTTGTTATAGACATGTTCATATTCATCCCCATACACTTCTTGCAACGCAGGTAATCCTGATTTCTTGATGTCGTTGGGACAAAATAAATACCAATCACTATCTTCCTTCACCGCTCTCATAAAGTTGTCAGGAATCCATAATGCAGTGAATAAATCCCTAGCTCTTAGTTCTTCAGCACCAGTATTCTTTTTGATGTCCAACAAGTCAAATATGTCTTTATGCCAAGGTTCTAAGTATATTGCAGCAGAACCTGGTCTTCTTCCTTGTTGATTAAAAAATCTTAACGATTCATTAACAATTTTAAGATATTTTAACAATCCACCAGCATATCCACCAGATGTACTCAATCTACTTTCTTTACTACGAATATTTGACATACAAAGTCCGATACCCGCGGCATCCGCTGAGTATGTTGATATGTCAGTCATTGTATTCAATAAACCTTCTCTACTATCATCATCATTGTAGTGTAATACACATGACGCTAATTGTGGAATCTTTGTTCCCGAATTAATCATGATTGGGGTTGCCGGAGATATAAGTTGATTTGATAAAGATTTGTAGTATTCAATAGCATCATCAAATGATTTTGTTACCCATAAAGCAACCCTCATATACATATGTTGGGGTCTTTCAACTGTAACACCTTCAGGAGTTTTCAACAAATACATTTCATACAATGAACGCCAAGCAAAGTAATCAAAGTTATAATCATTATCGTGATTAATAACCTCATCAATGTTTGATTCACCATATTGGTTAATTGTATTTATTAACTCTTCATTAACAATTCCAACACTAGCCAATGATTTCATTGTTTGACTAAAACTTTCATTGGTTTCTTTGTGATATGAGGATATTGCAACAGAGGAAGCCAACCTTGAATAATCGTGATGACTTCCAGTATATGACGCAGCAATCTCATAAATCAACTTATCCAATTGTTTTGTTGAGATTATACCCTCAGTTGGAACTGATGTGATTACCTTAATGAATATCTGATCTGAATTAACATTTAGGGTTTTACTTGCTCGTTTAATTCTTGTTTGTATTTTGGTGGGGTTAAAGGCGACAACCTCCCCATCTCTTTTTTGAATTCTTAATGACATAATTAATTTTTAAAAATCGTCTGTGAATGAAATAGTTTCGTTAAGTTTTGCTTTTTGATACTCCATAGTTCTTGATTCGAAGAAGTTACCTTTGGTTTCAATTGCAATTTGTTCCATAAACTTGAATGGTTGTTCAACATTAAATTGTTTACTACATCCAAATTTAACCAACAAACCATCAACAACAAATTCCAAGTATTGTTTCATTAAATTGGAATTCATTCCGATTAATGACACTGGTAGTGATTCTGTGATAAACTCTTTTTCAATTTCCAAAGCTGACAATAATATTTCCTTTATTCTTTTTTCACTTGGTTTATTCTCAACGTGGTTGTTCAACAAGTGAATTGCGAAATCACAATGTAGGTTTTCATCTTTGAAAATCAATGAATTAGCATTACAAAGACCTTGCATAACCCCCCTTGATTTCAACCAAAATATTGAACAAAATGACCCTGAAAAGAATATCCCCTCAACCGCAGCAAACGCTACCAATCTTTCTTGGAAGGACGCTTTTTCAATCCAATCCAAAGCCCATTTGGCTTTTTTCTGAACCGCAGGTAATCTATCAATCGCATTGAAACATTCGTCCTTTTCCTTTGGACTGGATATATAAGTATCAATTAATAAAGAATACATTAAAGAATGGATATTTTCCATCATTAATTGAAATCCATAGAAAAATTTTGCTTCAGGGTATTGTACTTCACGGTAGAAGTTCTCAGCCAAGTTCTCATTGACAATACCATCAGATGCTGCAAAGAATGACAATATGTTCTTGATGAAGTATTGTTCGTTCTCAGACAAGTTCTGCCACTCTCTGATGTCACCTGTCAAGTCAACCTCTTCAGCCGTCCAAAAAGCCGCCTGATGTTGTTTATAGTATTCCCAAATGTCATTGCATTGGATGGGGAAAATCACAAAACGATTTGGATTTTCTGTTAATATTTTTTCAGTCATAATTTAAATACCTTGTTTTTGTTTTCTTTTTTCTAATAAATCTTTAATTCTCTGTCTATTGTTTTCTTCTTTTTGTTCTTCATGTCCTAAGAAAGTAACCGATGATTCTGTATCAATGTCCAACATACCATTATCAAACTTACAATTTTCGAAGATAATACCATCATCACCAATCCTTGATTTTGTTATAGCTATAGTTGCTAATTTCATCTCTTTCTGTTGTAATGTTTTAGCGACTGATATGATAACATGTCCAACTTGAGCCTTCTTAATAGAACCACCCATTTGATCCGTTGTTACCACCTCAGATGATATTGAACTTCTGTTACCTTGAGTTGCCGTCCATCCCGCCAAACTCAATTCATGACACATTGCCTCAAATGCTCTCATAACTGAACCTTCTGATTTCCATTCGTCACCCAAGTTCTTCTCAGGCACAACACAATCAATATAATCCAATAATATCATATCAATTTTAACACCCTCAGCAATCTTCTTTCTAACAAGATTTTTGATTTGACTCATTGTCATTGTATCAGATGGAAGTTTTTCCAAGATAAGTTGGTTTTCCATGGTATTTTCAATATGTCTAACCTTTTTGATAACTTCATCCTTTTTGTTTGACATATCATCAGGGTGAACTTTAGTCCACAAGGTAAAATGTTTTCTTTGAATAACCTTGGGATTATCCTCAAAAAATATTTGTAGAACATTATATCCCAAATTAAAACCATGGTTTGCTATTTTTGTTAGGAATGTTGATTTACCAACACCTGTTGGTGCAAGTACCACACCAATTTCCCCTTTAGCTAAACCACCTTTCAATAATTTATCAATACCGGGGATACCCATTGGAATTGGATGTCTGAAATCTTCATTCAATACATCATCCAAATTGGAGAATACATTTAACATCCCATCATCTCTAACACCTACTTGTAGAGCTTCTCTAATCATTTCTTCAAGGGTGTCATAGTTTTCAAATTCACCCCCATCAATTACTTTCTGAGCCTTGGTAATGGCTTTCTGTAATTCTTGTTGTTTACAGAATTTAAGTGCCTTTTCTTGAACAAACTCACCACCAGACAATTGAGCTTCTTTGATTTTTTTAATTGTATCAATAACAACCTTAACAACATTTTCTTGTTGGAATTCCGATTTAGCGATTTGCTCTAAGGTATCAAAAGTGGGAACACTGTCCCACTTTTGATTGTATTCTTTAATCATCTGTATGATGAGTTTAAAGTACTTGTTTTCGAAATAGTTTGGTTCTATAACATCAACAATCGACCTTGAAAAATTACTATCTAGAATTATTTGATTAAGTAGTTGTATCTGAAATGAACTTCCTAAGTAATCAAAATTTTTATTATTAGTCATAAATTTTAGGTGAGTTTTAGATAAATATTATACTAAAGTGCTATATCCCAAATATTCAAATGTTAAATCTTTATCTGAAAAAATGTCAGTAAGATCGTAAAGTACATTTTTTATTTGCTGGCGTATGTCTACGGTGTATCTTATTTTAGGTGGGTACAATTTTGCATCAATTTGTCTATGACAAATTGTCTTGTCATTTTGTTTTATGAAAATGTTAAAGTACTCAGGACCGTCTATAAAAGACGTATTCAAGATTGAAGGGTTATTTGTTATCTCATACTGATTCTCCAACAAATACGACACTGACTTCATTTTAAGTGAATACTGAATGTCTGAAACCAACCCATTCATATACTCCAACAATTCAACAGAATTTTTGGCTTTGGGGTTATAATCTCTTACATTGAAAAATCTTTGAACGATAATATTATCGTTTACCATCATAAGAAACTCAAGTTTCATTAAATCGTGTTGCTCTCTCATTTTTTTTAATTTTTAGTTTTAAAATTTTTTTTCTCTTTTCGTGTTAGTTTTAAAAATGGTTTTACAAAGTTAACCCAAGCGTCATCACCTTTCGGTAAAAATTTAAAGAAACCATCTTCCATCATCATTTTTATTAGGTTTCTATGTCCTCTACCTTCAGGGTCTAAAGTTTCTTTGTAATATAATTCTACAATCTCTTTTCCCTCATTACTAATCAAGGGGTTATCAAGATTAACAATTTTTTCATTAATTTCAAAATATTCCTGTCCATAAATTCCACTTTTTGTTTTACCTGATAAAAGGTTTTTGAGAACGGAATTGTTTTTATCTTCTTTTAATAATTCTTCAGCCTTATTCAAAACTTGTTCAACACTAATTTCATCCTCCAATAACTCCGGAAATAATTTAAATAAGGTTTTATCACCTAAATAATATATTCCATCAATATTATCTGATTTATCACCCGCCAAAACTTTATAGGTTTTAATATTGTAATGAGGTACCCAGTATTCTTGTACCTTGATTCTATCACCCTTTTTATACGTTTGTTTTATCCTTGGTGAGTATATCGATACATTGTCCGATATAAGTTGTGTCAAGTCCATATCACCTGAGAATATGGTTATTTTCTCATTAGTCGCTATATGACAATAATGAGCAATCAAATCATCAGCTTCATTATTTCCAATATCAACTTGTCTTACAAACATTTCTTCCAAATATTGTTTGACTCTTTGTTTTTGGTAACTGAAAGATTCGTCCTTCGGTTCGTCAGGTACTTTGTTACGATTTTCTTTATATTGTGGATAGATTAATTTTCTTGCGGATGAGTTACCCTCACCATCCCAAAAAACAATTACCTTATCAAAGTTTTGTTCCTCAATAAATCGTCTAATTGTATTCAAGAAATGCCATATCCCACCAATATGTTTTCCGTTGTGGTAATAATCTTTTACACCATGGAAGCCTATTTTAAGGAGGTTGTTTGCGTCAATTATTAACGTTTTATTCATTTAATTAATAATTCATGATTAACAATTCTGTTCCTTTCGTTTGTTCTTTACCCTTTTTAGCCGCAGCCGCTTTGGCGAATTCTTTTGATTCCCATTTGTATTCATCTTTAGGAAACCATTGACTAAGTAAATCAAAGTCATAATAAGATAGACTGAATTTACCTTCCATTTCTTTTAAAACATTTGCCAATCTCTCGTGGTCATTTCTGTCAAAATCGTGATTAGAGTAATAATTCTCAGTTTTCCAATAAGGAGGGTCAGTGTAGAAATAAGTCTTTGGAGAATCGTATTTATTGATAACATCAGCAAAGTCCATATTCTCAACATTGGTGATTTTCAAGAAGTGTTCAACCCAATCAGGTTTACTCAACTTATCTCTGAATGTAAGATACTTTGATTTATACTTACCTTTCAAATCAAAGAATGAACTTGTTTCAGGTTTAGAACCACTGAATACTTGCGTCAACACATAGACATATTTTGCTGCTGTTGAATAATCAGGTGTTTCGACTTTAAAACCTTCATTGAATATTTCAGATTGGAACAGGTTGAATTGTTCTTTAAATACTTGTGGGGTGTCACTAACGCCAAACTGTTGACAAGGTATTGATTCAATATGTTTCAATAGTTCAGATGGGTTCTGAATACATTTAAATAAGTTATAATTTAAAGGGTTGAAGTCGTTATAGACAACATTCTTCAGGTTTGGGTATTCTTTCAAATCCATGTTGAAGAATACCCAATACATTCCTGAGAAAGGTTCTACATACGTTTCTGTGTCTTTTGGAATGAATGGTACAATCCATTTTCCGATTTTTGATTTGCCACCGATATAAGAAAGCATGTGCGTTTTTTTTACAAATGTAATATAAATTTTTTAATCTTCATAAGAAATATCATTGATTTCAGATACAGTCTCATCTAAAGTAATCTCACCAGTTCCACTCAATATTGCGTTCCAATATTGTGAATATTCTTTTTTGTATTTCTCCAACGCTTCCTTTGTATCGGATATATAACCTTGTGGTACTGCTATGATTTTACCATCTTTGTAAGCAATACCATTTACATGATTTTTAAGTATAGAAATTTTAGTTCTAACAGCGTAAGAAACTGTTCTTCCATTTTTCGTTGCTGTAATGTGGTTAATACCATTATCCACTTCATTACCAAAAAGAAATACTAATGATGCTGCTAGCCATAAAGCTTCACCACCTTTAGCTTTAATTTTTGGTTGTCCAAAAGGATTTGAGGGTAATTGAACCCAAGGTTGGTTGATTACAACCATAGTATTATAATACGGATAATCTTCTTTCTTTGATTTCGTAATTCTTGAATGAATACCCATTCCAACCTTATCAGCTAAAGCCGCCGCATTGTGCATTTTTCCACCTTTACCTTCAAAAGTCATTTGACATGGTAATGAACCAACACTATCCCATAAAATAAGTAAGTTATAAGGTAACTCACCTTTTTCTTGAGCGTCTAACAAATTATTTATATATTCAGTAGCTTGTTCAATATAATCAAAACTATCGTTGAATATAAAGTCCCCATCCCATGTTCCATCTTCTGTTTGTTCAGCTTCTAATCCTAATTCAACTGCGTGTGGCCAATTCCACTTTTTTTCGGTAATAATAAACACAGGAAGATGTCCTCTTTTTTGTGCATCAGCCGCAGCTAAAATCATTGCAGTAGTTTTCGAAGTATTCGTATGCCCTAAAAAGATGTTAATCCCACCCATAACAGGTCCTGGTAATCCACAAGCATCCATGAACGATTCTCCACAATTGTAGAAACTTTCCGTCTTATATTTTGTTTTTGTTGAAAATTTGGACTTAATAGAATCCAAACTAATTTCTTTTTTCTTTATTGCCATTGTTATAATCGTTTAATAATTTTTGATAATCTTTTTTCCATTTTGGTTTTAATTCTATTTCACCTGTTGGTATTTTACCTTTCCTTCTTTCATTTTCAATATATTGTGAATGTCTTACAATGACATTAGGTCTTTCTGGTGAATCAGTTCCCATCCCACTCATATGATAATCTCTTCCTCCCCACATGTAAAACCACGATACTTCATTGTCAGGTGGTGACGCTTTAACAATTTTGTTAGACATTCTCATAATGTTATGAACAAATGTTGCATCATATCCGGCATTCTCTATTGGGTGTTTACCTACCTTCTCCCAAATTTGTTTACTATATACAATACCCGAATTTCCCAAACTTGTTATTGCAGTAATATTTGGTTCGTTATAAAATACTCCTTTTTGCCAATGAAGTAAATCGGTATCTTTAATAAAATATTTTGAAACGTTTGATAGGTGATTTGGTAATGCAATATCGTCATCATCCCAAACCGCAATAATTTCACCAGAACATAACGAAACTGCATAATTTTCTTTTTCACCAATAGTTTGAAATGTTTCACTCAGATTATAAATCTTAACGTCAGGGTGATCGAATTTTAATGTTTGTAATGGGTAGTCATTAACTATAATCATTTCTTTTTTTCCATCATAGTTTTGATTTAAAAAAGAGTATAAACTTTCCTCTAACAAACTTACTCTACCATAAGTTATACATTTACATGAAATGAAAGGGTGATTCATTTAAAATTTTTAGTGAATTTAAAAATGAACCCCACCTATTAAATGGGGTTCGAGATTAGAAAATATTTTTAAAATGGAAGGTCTCCGTCAGCATCAAAATCTTCTTGAGGGTCACTATAGGTTGTTGATTTACCACCAATAGAAACTTCACCAGTTGATGAATCACCGTAAGTATAACCACCTTTTTCACTATCCCATTTTGGCGTTTCACCTTTTGCAATTGCTTCCAAATATTCTACAGGTTTTTTAGAATAAACATCTTCCCAAGTTAATTCATCATTAATCCATGATTTTGATGTTTCATCATTATCATGTAGAGGTGATGGATCATCATACATAACAGTTTGTATAATTGTATAGAATCCACCTTTTGGAGTTTTTGCTTTAGTCATTTCAAGGATAATGTCTCTACCTTTTTGAGAATCGGTAACATCACCTTTAGCTCGGAAGATTGGAATTATTTTGTCCAATATACCCTCGTTCTTGTAGTTGTGTTTGAACCTCCAAAATTTTACACCGTCTTGTTCGTTATCACGATCAATAACCTTAACGATGTAAAATTTTCTTGGTTTATATTGTTTTGCGAGTTCTTTATCGGATTCTCTTCCAGTCGCCATAAGTTCTTCATAAACTTCACTCAAAGGTGAACGTTCATTAGAGTTCTTACCTGGATCGTAGAATTTTTGCCATTTACCATCAACTTGGATTTCGTGAAACCACACCTCTTTAAAGGGGGAACTTCCATCATTAGTTGGTAGAATTCTAAGTCTTTTTTGTCCTTGTTTTTCATTGTCTTTAAGAAGAGCTGCGAAGTATTTCTTCATTCTTTCATCTTGAGACATTTTGTTGGTATTACTACCAGATTTTTGTGATTGTTCGTACTGTGCTAAAATAGCATCTAATGGATTTGTCGCCATGTTTTAATAAATTTTAAGTTAAGAAATATTATACACAATAGTAAGTGTCAGCCGTGGGTTTGTCAAATAAAGTACTAATATATTTTCTTGAATCCGCTCATGTCGTTTTCAGGTGTCATTTCCGTATCTCCGAAGTCTCTAAAACTTCTTTTGATTTCATTTGGTGAGTAACCTTCAACATCGTCAGGAGTTATAATATATTGTTCTTTTCCAGATTTTTCAAAGTCTTCTTCTTTATCTTCAAAGAATTGACTCAATTTCTGATTGAATGGTCCTGAATCCAATGTTCTTAATTCCATTTTTTCTTCAGGACTTTTTGTTCTATATTTTTCTATCTTAGTCTCTAGTGTATTTAACTTGTTAATTATGTCATCCATAGTCCCAAGTTTTTGTTCCAAATCGTTGAGGTGGTTGAATAATGTTTCAAAATATTCTTCTTGTTTATCTTCAACAGATTTTTGACTTTTAACTAAATCAGTTACTTTAATTTCTTCTTTGTTTTCCTTTTCATCCCCAATTTTTTCCACATCAGGATCCGCAGCAACATCAACAGGTTGTGGTGGAGCGGCTGGTGGTGGAGCACCTACACCAGGTGCAGGAGGAGGGGGTGGAGCACCTGCGT